CATGCTGCATCGGCATCACACCTCCACGTATTTTGCATGATACGCCTTGTCGTTGTCCAGCCCGTACTTCTTGGCGATGAGGTAGAACTCCATCGCCGCAGCGTTCGGCAGGACGACGTGATCCAGCCATACCTCCTGATGCGTCTGCGCGGCGGGCTTGTCCACCGCCGCCTTATCAAAGCGCGTAAGGTTGAACTGGTTCACGACGGCCAGAAGACTTGCGGTATACGTCGGGCTGGTGGCCCAGCCATCGGCCCGGATGTACTCGCACGCCTTGTTGATGTCGGTACAGCCGACAAGGTTCGAGTAGCGCGGCATGGTCGTCAGCTTCTTGATGTAGTCCTCTACACAGGCGACCATCGTATCGTAGGCGCGGAAGCCCGCCGTGATGGTGATGTACTTGCTGCCGTCCCACTCCTTCGTGGCCTTGTTGTACACTCTGCCGCTCCAATTGCTGGCCTTGATGCCGAACAGGTTGTTTGCCTGTACTGCAAGCTCGCTCGTGCCGTAGGCGCTCTCCAAACAGGCTTGTGCAATGCACAGCGACGGCAGAAGATGCGCGTTCAGGCAGCGGCTCTGGCACTTCTCGGCCATGACGTCAATGAACGTCTGCTCCTGCGTCTTGGCGGGCGCAGCGTCGGCCACGTCGCCCCTCAAGCGCTTCGTGACCTGTGCCGCAATGTCCGGGAACTTGCTTTTCAGATACGGCCCGGGGCAAGCGGTAGCCGCGTAGAAGCAGTGCATCGTGAGCGAACCGTTCTTGTCGCCGGTGTAGGTCAGCTCCTTGATGCCGTTGCGGCGGCAAATGTCGGTGCAGAGGTCGAGCAGCGCCGCATAGGCCTTGCCGCTGATGTGCCAGTCCGGCGCACCGCCGTCGTTGGCGACTTCGATAGTAATGGCCCGCTGGTCGTTCCACGGGCTGGAACTGCACCACGACCTGTCCGCCTCGTGGCAGAACAGCCCGATACGCCCGCTGGATTCGATGGCGTAGTTTGCGCTCATCTGGCGTGAGGGCCTGCCGACAAGAGCGCCGAAAGATTCAAGCGTCGTGTTACCAGCCATGTGATGAACGGTAATCTTGCTGATGGGCTGGCTCCGGGGCCGGTTGCAGTTTGGGCTGATGGCCGTGTAAACGGCCAGTGCAGAATCACTCATTCTCGTTTTCTCCCTTCCCGTTCGACAGCTCCTCGTCCATTTCAGGCGACAGAATCATTTCATCCTTCATTGGTTTCACTCTCCTTTTCGTTGGTGGTATTTTCAGCGCCGTCAACCTCCGGCGCATCCGGCGTCTCCGTAACCTTGTCTGCGCTCTCTCTTGCATCCAGCGCATCATAATACGCCTGCGCCAGCGCTTCCACCTCTGCAATGTCCGCCTCATCCAGCAGGCCGTTGTCAAGGTGCGTGTACGCCTTGTCCAACCAGAACGCAACGTCGCGTCCTGCTGCAATCTCTCGCTTGATACTGCGCAGGGTTAAGTCGTGCCGTGCTTTACTCTTGATAGCCATTTTATTACTCCTTTCAGTTGATAGAAGCAACCGCTGCTTCCAAATCCTCAATGCGTTTAATGGGGTCTGCGCGTCCCGTCACAGTCGCGCTGTCGGCATCTGTCAGTACAGTGTTTGTGCCTGCAAGCGCGGGGATTGGCTGTGCGCCTGTCGCAGTGAAGGGCACAGGCTCTGACAGCTTGTAGGCGATTTGTACAGGCGTGCCAGCGGCTTTCTGGGCGGCAAGGTAGGATTTCAAATCATTGACTGTTGCGAAAGGTCCATCTGAGGCCACGTGAAGTACGACGCTTGTAGAAGAAATGCGTACAAAGTTAAACGGATATTCATTAAATTTTTTTTTGTTATCAAAATGGCTTGAAATTCCCAAAACCGCAGAATAAGGTTCTAGTATTCCATATAATGCCCATTGCTGCTGTTTTGTGCTCGGGACGGAGCCGTTGTCCATCCACCGCTCTGTTCCGTCTAACGTCAGTATTTTCCACGTCTCCTGCCCATCTCCCGTCACCGCGTCCACCTCACCGCCATACACGGTTTCGGGCAGGGTCAGGGTGTTGGTCTGCCCGATGTATGGTGTGTAGGTGGTGGGGGCGGTGGTGCCGGAAACAATGTACGGATATACTGTCTTGTCAATTGTTGTGCCGCTAGTTACAAGCAAGTAAAAATATTTACATACGTCCCCAGCCAAAATCTCAAAAACACTATTGGATAGAATCCAATAGTCTCTCGCATTTCTCTGCACCACTACACTAGCGGAAACTCCTGCACCAGAATTCAGCCCGCAGTATTTTCCAGGCGGCAGATGCCAAATTGGAAACGTTGGGCCATCCGCATTAGCCGTTGCGGTGCCAGACATATGAATACCGCCATCAGGAATATACTCATAAGTGATGCCGTTTTTTGTGACTTTATTAAATGGCTTTATATTCAGCAGATTCTCCCCGCACCGTTCGACTTTCACGCTGTCACGTCCCTTGATGGGACGAATGTTTTCGTAAGGTGCATAGGCTGTTGCAGTCGCGCTCTTTTCGAGCTGCACATTATCCGCGTCCGTCTCTTTGTAGCAACTCGCCCGCAAATATGCCACATTAGCCGGAGCCGTCAATGTAAATGCGCGCTGATATGTGTTGCCGCTTCTCGTAAGCATTGTATCCGATGCGTCAAAGTACGCAAGCACACCGATGTTTCCAGGCGCAGCGGCAAAAGAAGTTGCACATGAAAGTGTGTAATTATCACCTTCCGTGCATGGGATTTTTCCAGTCGTCTTTGCACCGGAAGGTCCAGAAGAAAACCCCAGTTGTGATACAAAAGTGTTTTGAATCAGGTCACCCCAGAGGTTCTTCCCGCCACCTGCCGGATACGGCGTTCCCGTACCCTCCTGCACCGGCTCCCAGCTGGCCTTTACCCCCAGCGGATAACCCGCCACAGGGTAGCACAACACCGGATTCCCGGATTCCTTGATTTCCGGGCAGAGCATGTCCACGATGTTCTTGCTGCTCCACGTATTTTCACCAATGGTGCTGTCATCGGGGTAGGCACGCTGCATCTGGTTTTTCAGTGTGCCAATGTCTTTCATCGCCTGACTGTAGTCAGAGGGCATCCCGTCAACGAGGGTCTGTGCCTTGTCCGCGCTGTTCTTGGCATTGTCGGCGAATCCCTTGGCTTGGTCTCTAACGGCCTCAGTCTGGGCCTTAATCTGCTCTGTGTCAGCCTTAACAGCTGTCACATCTTTCAAGAGCTGCTGAATAGTCTTGTACTCGTCGCTGCTGATAATAGCATTTTCAGGTAGAGGGTTTCTGTCGAAGTGCAGCCAGATGGGCGCACTGCCTGCAATGCCACCGCCGACAGTGATTTCAACAATCGGGTAATAGTCGCCCCAGCCAGTAGACATCTGCGGAGTGACAGCGAAATATGCGATTGTGCGCTCTGCATTCACGCCAAGCGCAGGATTGTACACATGATAGCCGTCGCGCTTGTCCATGCGGATGTTTACATCTGCGTCAGACGGGACTTTATACTCTGTGCCGCCTTTTTTGAGCGAAACGCAAAGAACAGGGATTGTCTGGTCGTACTGTACCAGATTGACGGCCTTTTTGTCTGGCCGACTGTCGAAGTCTACGGTACACGATTTGAGATGTGCTGTAGACAACGGTTCATAAATAGTTGCTGCCAAGTTTGACCCTCCTCTTAGTAGTAAATCAGCGTGATCTGGCGGTTCACGATGCCGTTTCCGCTCCATTCCATGGTGATAGTGTTCCCGCTGATGTACAGGTCCCCGATCTCCGAGCTATCCCCACTTCGCGCGATGTCGCGGATGCCGACCAGCGTTCCCCCTGTAAAAGTGTAACTCCAGGGGCCCCCGTCTGTGGCCATGGTAATTGTCACCGTTTTCAGACTCACCGCGGTAACTTGCCCGCTCCCGTTATGGTAGCCGGAGGGGACGGTTGCCACGCCTCCGGGGTTGATTGCCTTTCCCCAGTTGCCCCGATTTGGCATTGAGCCGCCAACGTTCACGCCCGCTTCGGCGCTCGTAAAATTGTTGCCCGCCAGAACTGCGGACGCAGGAGCAGAGCCGACAGGGATTGCAACCTCTGGATAACCTGCGCCAGCGTCGTCCTTATAAGCGCCTTTGGGAATACGCGCATTTAGGTTTCCGCTGCCGACGCTGTAGGAGACAGGGGAAACGGTTTTGGGCTGTATAGGCAAATTACCAGTCTTGATTGTCTTATTTTTGGCGTAATACTTCTTACCGTCCAGCACATCATCAGGCTCGGCGGTAGCTAGTGCCAGCTTGTTTGCGCCGAGGCCACCGCCGCCGTTAAAATTTAGCTGTGTGCCATCATAGGTGAACAGCACCCATCTGTCTTTGACAATCGTGTCCGCGTCAACGGCGTTTGCGCCCACATACGCAGGCACAGCCTTGCCATTGATGCTGAACGTGTCTCCGCTGGCGAACGTTGCAGGGGCCTTGAAGCGTCCCACAGCGCCAGAGCCAGTCAGTGCAAACGTGTTGCCTGTTTTGGCGCAGCTGTACACCTGTACAGTAGCAGATGTGCCAAGCCCCGTAGGGTCGTAGACGTCTTTAAGCATGGTAGCGCTGCCAGCCTTAATAGCTGCAATCTCGTCCGCCATCGACTTGATAAGAGCTTCATATTGCTTTTGCAGCGTACCAGTCGGCAGCCCGGTCACGCCGTCACGCATAAGGCCGCAGACACTTTCATCAAGCATCGTGTTGGTGACGTCTGCGGCGCTTACTGTAAGGCTGCCAGCAGGGACAGACACAGTGTATAGACCAAGCTCATACAGCAGCTCGGAGCGCGTTAGAGTGGGCGCTACAGGACTTGAAGCGGGTGTGCCGGTCTTTACCTCAAACGTGCTTTCGTTAGTGCTCTTAGTGAAGCGAAGCACGATTCTGTCAATGCGGGGGAGCGCACCGTCCGCAATGGGGATTGCTACAGATACATTTTCCGTGCTAACAACGCTTTTCCCTTTGAACGTGCCGTTGTTAATCCAGGCCATGCCTGTCCCGATGGTGATTTTTCGTGCCTCTGTAACGGTTGCGGGAAACGATTCGGCAGCATATACACCGCTTATGCGGGTGCAGAGGTAGGTCTCTGCATCTTCTGCCGTGTACTCCACATCGTTCAGAGGATATGTGATAATTGCCATTTAGTACCTCTTTGTAATTACAGGTGTCCCGAGTTCAACGCTGTGCTGTGTGACATTGTTCTGCGCAGTAATGGTCTTTCCCATGATACGGACTTTCGCATTGATGCCAAGCTCTGGAAAAATGCAGGAAACAATGTCTCCCAAGTTCACGCAGTCGGAATCAATATCAAAGTCCAGCGTTTCAAGGCGCAGCTGCTCAAGCAACTTGCCTTTCCCGTACTCCACAAGCCGCGCTTTGTAGTCCTCTAGGCTTTCGTCGTTTTTCTGCTGCTCCTGCCGAGCGTCTACGTACATTTCGCGGCGGTCAATGCCCGCTGAGGCCGTGTCGCCTGCATAAACGGTGATACGCTCGTCGCCTGTGCCCGCGCCAGCAACGATAGCGACATTTTTGTAGCTTGATGTTGATACGCAGTAGTCCAGGTTTCCAACGTTCTGAAACCATGTCGAAAACTTGACTGTTTGGCTTTCGCCGGGCTTGTACACCTCAAAAAGCAGTTTTCTATTCGGCTTGTCAAAGCGCAACCTGAAACCTGCATCAACGGACTGCGCTATTTTTTCACAGTATTCCTCAATGGTCTGGTCGGACGTTTGGGCCTCAAACTTGTCAGCAAGCCCACAGGACGTGCCAAGAGCCACGCAGGGCCACGCTTGCATATTCTGAATAAGAGTACGCATCGCGGTTTCTGCGTTGATATTAGATAGCTCTGCGATGCTTACACGGTCAGACAAAAGCCGTGTTGCAGGAGCGCCGTTGACAATGATTTTGTTTCCCTCCGTCTGTACGGATTTTATAATCATAAGCGTGTCGCTGTCGTCGATTTCGCAGTAATAGTCCTCTTTCATGAGGTCGCTGTATTCCTGCTGCTGCGACAATTCCAGCTGGAACGTGCCAAGCTGATTATATTTTTCCGTCCAGACAAGGGAGACAAACGTTTCAATCTGCCCGAGCTTGTTCAGTTGAGGGTCGTATACTCTACATATCATCGAATACCCCCACATAGGCGTCATTATAGAAAACGCTCGTATTCAAGGCGTGTTCAGCGCCGTCCGTGTAGGAATGCTTAAGAATGTTGTCGCCCGCGCGAATGTAGTACAGGTTGCTTGCGTCATCGAGCTTTCCGTAGATGTTAGTTTCTACGTCACCGCTCGTTTTGATGACGGCCAGACGCTTGGATGCGCCCTCCCGGCTTACTGTGATATACTCGCCAGCTTGCAGTGATTCGTTGATTTTCAGCTTTTCCAGCGTGTTCACATTCGTGATTTCTGGATTGCTCAACGGAAGCTGCGCATAGAAAATAACAGAGAACGTAACGTCCGTATCTCCGTCATTGATAAAGTTCATGAATACACTGCCGTCTGTAACGCCGAACTTGTGCTTTTTGTAGTTCACAGGGAACTTGAAGGACGGCGTCAGCTTTCCAATCTGCTGCCCTTTGCGGTCAGCTGCCAGCCAGTAAGGGAAGGGGCAGAGAACCGTAAACTGAAAAGCAGCGTCAAAGCGGCGCTGCTTGAAAGCCGGGGTCTTCTTCACGATGCAGTTGCAGTAATAGCCGTCGCCGAAATACAGCTTGCCGAATGAGTTTGGCGTGAGAATGCGCAGCATTTTACGCTTCATCACTCTGCTGTCTCCCAGCAGGTAGCCGCTGACTTCCCGCGTGATTTCTCCGACAGTCGCGCTCTCAAAGGTCTTGCCGACCTGTTGAAAGCCCTGCGACAGCGCCACATCAACATCTACATCCGAAAGAGGGTCTATATTCACGATAGAACCGTAATTATAGCCGAAATACAGTGTTTCGCCGTCATCCCGCACAAATCTTGCTGTGTACATGCTTCACCCTCTTTCAAATTGCACCCATCATAAGCGCCCGCCGCTGCTCATACTGCGCCTCGCGCATAAGCTCTGCCGCAGTTTTGGCCTGACTGTAGATGTTTTGGATAATAGTCACGCCGCCAACAACAGCGTTTTTCTCGCCTTTGCGGTAGCTGTCGGCCTCTTTAGCCGTCAGAACCATTTCCCCGCGATGCAGGTTTGCAACGTAGCCGTTATAGGGGACATAGTCCAGACCGCCAGCGTGGGAGCCGTTTGTCTGCACCGTGCCGGTAAAGCCGGAGACCATGCCGTCTACGAAATTTCCGACCTGTTCTTTCAGCCAGCCGCCCATACTCTTAATACCCTCGAGCAAGCTCTTTGCCGCGTTCACGCCTAAATCAAAGATTTTGCCGGGTAATTCCTGAAGGCCCGTAACAACAGCATCTAGCAAATCTTTTGCGGCCTGTTCACCGTTTTTCCTCAATTCTTCGGCCCACTCTACGACTTTTTCAATCGTTTTTGTGAACCACTCTGCAATGTTTCCGGGCAACTGAGTAAAAAACTCAATTACGTTATTCAGGAACGTAGATGCAGCGTCGATTGCGTTGGACTTCATTTGCCCAGCCCATGCAATGACGTTTTGAATCGTGGTAGACAGGAATGTTAAAACGTTGCCGGGGAGTTGCGTAAAGAACTCAACTACGTTTTGCAAGAATTGGGAGCCAGCTTGCCGCGCATTCTCTGCCGTTTCTATCGCCCAAATTGCGATGTTTGCAAGCGCTGTGCCGAGAAATACGCCTAAGTTGTACGGGAGTTGCGAGAAAAATTCTACAACAGCATTGATAAAATTGCTGCCAGCTTGGCGGGCATTTTCCGCCGTCTGTGTAGCCCAGTCAGCAATGCTTTGCACGGCGTTTGCCATAAACTCAGATATTTTATCGGGGAGCTGTTGAAACCACTCTAACGCACTGTTAATCGCCTCTGGAACGGTCTCTGTGAAGAATGTAACAACAGTGGTCTTTACGAACTCAAAAATTTCGTTGACTTTGTTTCTGAAATCTTCGTTCGTTGCGTACAGAGTGGCAAATACGCCAATCAGAGCCGCAATCAGCGTGATTACGATTGCAATCGGGTTGGCTGACATAACGGCGTTTAGCGCAGCCTGCGCAGCCTTGAGTTTGCCTTGCGCTAAAGAAAGCAAATCAATTTTCCCAGTAAGCAGCCCAACGACAACTTCCGACCCTTTGAGCGTACCGTCCAAAGCGCCTTGTGCAACCTCTGAATCAGACAGCCCCATGCTGAACAGAGATACGGCGACTTTAGCCTCGTCGAAAGCGGTCACCATTTTCTGGATTTTCGTTCCAATTTGCCATCCGGCAATAGCAGTGCCAACCGCGTTAATGGCAGGAGCTAAGGTTTCTATAACAGGGATTACTTCGTTGACCGCCTCTTTGATTTCATCGAAAATATCAAAAATTACACTAAAATCAGAATTTTCGATTGCGCTCGTCAGCGCATTTACTATCGCGTCGCCAAAAAAAGAGAATAATTCCTCAATGATTGGCTGTAACTCGTCTGCCAAAAAGCTAAGGCCGTTAAATAGTGCTTCTATCCCTTCTACGACGGTTGGCATCATGCTTTCGATAACAGTGCTGACTACAGGGGCCAACTGTGCACCTATCTCAGTCATGGCGTTAATCAGCGTTGGGACAATTTCTTGGATACGCGGCAAAATGTTTTGAGCAGCAGTAAGAAGACTGTCTACGAAATTATTGATTAGCTGCTGAACATCTTGTTCTGGGTCTGCAATGCCTGTAAGCAGATTTTCCCAGGCGCTCTTCATCGAAGCTGTACTTCCTTGGATGGTAGTTGCAGCTTCTTTGCTGGTTGTTCCCATAATGTCCATGTTTGCCTGTACGACGTGAATCGCCTGTACAATATTCGCATAAGACATACTGGTTGCATCAACCGTTACGCCAAGTTCCGCTTGCGTGTCCTTCATGGCAGCGGCTTCTTTTATCAACCGCTTCATTTCAGCCTGTGTGCCACCATAGCCGAGCTTTAAGTTGTCAAGCATGGTGTAGTTCTGCTTTGCAAAGCCGTTATATGCGTCTTGGATGGAAGAAATATTGGTGCCCATCTTGTTCGCATTATCGGACATATCCGAAATTGCAGTATTCGCCATTTCAGCGGCTTTTTGTGTATCGCCGCCCAAACTTGAAACCAGAGCCGCAGCAAACGATGTTGATGTCTCCATGTACTCGTTTGCAGACAGGCCAACGTTCTTGTACGCGTCCTTTGCATAGCCCTCAATAATACCTGCGCTGTCCTTGTACAAGGTTTCTACGCCGCCGACAAGCTGCTCATAGTCTGCGTAACTGCTCAGGGATGCTTTTCCAATATCGAGAGCTGCACCTGCTGCCGATTTGCCAACAGATACAATCGTGCTTCCCACAGCTTTCAGGCCATCAAAAACAGCATTTCCAAGAAACGTCCCGCTGAATACATCCCAAAACGATGTTGTTTTGCCGCTTGCATCGTTTAACTGCCGTTCATAATCATCTGTATCAAGACTTAATTTTGCGTTTAGATTAAATACGTCCAACTTCTCACTCCTTTCTTGTTGATTTTTTGTTAGCCATGCTGTATCCTAGCTTTAGGAGGTGTTTTGCTATGGCAAAAGCTAAAAATGCAGTTATCGCAGGAGATTACGTCGGAAAGAAGGTCAATCTTTCTTTTGGTCGAGTTCAACTCGACATGGGATTGATGCCCGCAATCACATTAGACAGAAGCACCGTTGCAGATTATTCCATTCTGGATGAATCCCAGAAGAAATCTATGTCTTCTGGTGTGATGCGCGGGCTTGTTGGCGGCGCCATTCTTGGGCCTGCTGGTCTCGTGGCTGGCGCAGTCACCGCAAAACAAAAAGGCATTTATCAGATTGCAATTCAGCTGAAAGAAGACCCACAGTGGGTTGCAAGCGGTAAACGCTTTTTAATCGAGGTAGACGATAAAATCTACAAAGCCATTATGACAAACTGCTTCTAAAATGAGCCGCCCTATTTTTGGGGCGGCTCT